TTTTGCGCTTTGACATTACCATTTGAATAACATGGAATTGATATTTGGGCAGGGGTTGCAAACGCGACAGGTGCAGATTCACCAGTATCACCTTTGTTGCCATCCGAAACAAGAGGTACGGTTTCCAAATCAACTACCACACCACCAACTTTAAGCCTAAACTTTAAGTCACTTGTTATAGAACTTGCAGCCGTTGCAGAATATGTAGTATATGAACCGCCATTGACTGATTTTTCCAACGTGTATTCACTTGATGACGGAGTAGATGTAGAACCGTTCTCCGTCTTTTCAACAGAACACGTAACATTTCCGCTTGGAACATAAGTACCGTCTCTCTTTTTTACGATTTGAGAATGACTTGGTATTAAGCGATAAATGGCATTTGCGCGTACACCGTTTATCGTAAAGTGCAATTCACGTGTAACAGTGTTATCATTATAAGAGTGAATCGTTATCTTGAAATCGTCAATGTCGGCAATAGAAGCACTTGTGGTAAATTCAAGTGATACTGTACTACCGTTTACACGCGGCCACACACCATTATTATTACCATCCCACGTTAATTTTGTTCCATTACGGTAGATGTTATCAATCACAAACGCCTCTACGGAAGAACCTTTCCACATCGAAATAACGGTAGATACGGTTTGGTCTGTGATAACGCTACCATCATGCTTACATTGGATAGCATCCAATTCGTTATTCAAGTCGGCAAAATACGGGGAAGTTCCAGGCTCGCCTGTGATGCGGGCATAACGCGCCGTACCGCTATCATAACTTTGGGTAGATTCATTCCAAGTCTTTTTGACTATCTTCATCCATAGATAAGGATAGGTAGATGTAGGTGCGACAGGTGCATCTTGCCACGAACTATAATAACAATTCGCAGGCGCAGTAGTTGCGTTTGAAGATGTCAACGATTTGGAGATATTAAACGTATAGTCCGTTTCGTCGCCGCTTTCGCCCACTATCTTATGCCAACTTGACCAAGCTGCATCATCGCTCTCGCGAGTGCGCATATACAAGTCGCCCTCCTGCCAAACGGTGTGAATTTGGCCAGACGTGGGATTGGCGTTAGGCGCGTATTGCGCCTGAATGCTTACACCATCTTCAATAGTGCTAACGGTGAAACTTTTCGCTATTGTTTTCTTTGTTGACATATTGATTTCGTTTTTTTGTTGTTTACTTTTCCGCTAACACGATACCCGTAAGGTACTTCTTGAACGTCGAACTGTCGCGTACGATGTCGTATGTAAGCGTAATGTGTGCAGCTGAACCATCCCAAGTTAAAGGACGCCAGCCATAGTGTGCATCGGACGAATCGGTAATCTCGGACGGTATGCCAGTGATGTTGTTATGCACAATTGCACCATCGGCATTAAGCAACTTGACGTAGAACTGCGTCCAAGATGTATCTACCGTTGGGTCATCTTGTGCGCCCATCCAAATATTCCACGTGATAGAACCGCCACGTTTCAAAGTCGCAGACGTGTCATTACCACCGTTATATTGGATATACATTTGTTCAAGGTCGGTTTGGTCATCAACGTTCTCAAATGTCGTGTACGTCAAAGTCGTGCTTGTGCCGTCGATTGACGTAATGTAAGAGAAATTACATTCGACAATGCTATTGTCGGTAATTTGCGATTTGCTTACCTGTTTAGCATTATGATACGTTTGACCGTTTACCGTCACGTCACCACCAGCGCCGATGCTTGCATTGTTCATCTTCCATGCCGTAGAGAACGGGTTACCGCTTGCCGTTGCCGTAATCTCGTTGCCGTCAGCACCGAAAAGTCGCGCATACATAGTACCTACTTGATTCTTTTCGGTCACGATGTTACTGCCGACAAATTCAATGAAACCAGAGATACCTGCCGACGAAACGCCAGTAATCCTAATGAACGTGGAAACGCTAAAGCCAATTGGCGAACCGCCCAATGTATAGGAACCTGTATAGGTCAACGAGTCGGTGTTTACGTTGGAATTTGAAGCAAGGTTGCCAATAATCTTGATAGCCGCAGTAGGATTGGCCGACGTTGGATAGTTGTTTACCTTTTGGAAACGGCCATCGGTACTAACGGCGGTTGCGCTTGCGTCAGCCCATTCAATTTCAACGTTATTGTAGTACCAATTACCGCCTGCATCTGGTGTCACTTTTGACGTGCCACTCATCAAGTCCACATAAACGGTAGGTTGATTGTCAGCAACCGTCCAATTCGGAACAGCCGCGCTACCAGTCCACGCTTGCGTTAATGCCTTGGTGGAAAGGATTTGACCATGAAGGGTAGAACCGTCATCAATGGCCTCTACATAGAATCTATTTGATACACTACTCATTGTTTATTCCTCCTCTTGGTTTTGTTGTTCGGTTTCAGTATTTTCTTCTTGTTGTGTGCCGCCGCCAAGAATATCCTCTACATCACCCACTTCGCTTTCGCCGATAGTTTCCGTTTCGGTATTTTCTTGTTGCTCAGAGTTTTCGTTTTCTTTGATTGGCGTTTCGTCGCCTCGGTTGGCGTTTTCAGCGTCATCAACAATTGCCGTTTCTTGTTGTTCCTCTACGACAGGCTCTACGATTTCCAAACCAATAGCGAAATTGTTTTGGCGAATCAAGGTCTTTGCGCGTTCAGGAGTGACTTTTTCCACGCCTTCCAAACCGTTGATGTATTCATCAGGCTCGAAACGCACACGCGAAAGGTCACGATTGTTAAGAACAAAGCGGCCATCGGCAATACGGTAACGGCTATCTACAAGGCCGCTACGGATTGCGATTTCTTTCGTTACAAGATAAGTTGCAGTTTCTAACATAATTGTATCTCCTTGTATTTTTATTTGTTTATAATCTATCAAACACTACGTCGCCGTCATCGGTAACTACCGCGTAAGTTCCAGTACCGTCAAAGGTGTCATCATCTTGGCTTGCGGAATATGCTCCAAGCATATAAACTTCGGCATGGACAGGTGTAGAATAAGATGTCGTTTGGCGTAACGTACTGCTATCTACCGTGATTTCGTCACCCCATCCCATATCCGTGTATGACGAACTTGTGGAAATACGGCGTTTGTAGTTGAAAAGGAAATTGGCAATACGTTGCTCGTCGCTTATCACACCACCGCGATAGTTGATGATATTCGTAAATGTCATTTCGCGGTTATTAGCATTTACTACACGTCCATTCTTGCAAACGGTGTTCGGGTCAATTTGAGGAAATTCCCACACCAAAGAGCAATGCGCTACCGACGGTAACAATGCAGACGATGATGTTTTACGCAAACGGCAAACGATGTCGAGGTGTTCAACGAACATTGCATCAATCGTAATGGTGTCCTTTCCTTGACCTTTATCAGTTACTTGTGTTGCTTGTGAATAGCAATACAAAGTGTTGATAAGGTGCTCGGTTCTTTCGTTGTCAACCTTGCCGTACCATTCGATGTAATAGTCATTTGTTACGTCATTGTTGTTATCGTCGAGAACTTGTGCAACAAAGTTGTAAACAGAACTTCCGTCAGACAACACATTAAAAATGGTCTTTGTAGGCGCAAGTAAATTGATTTTCAAAGAGCCACTTGTGGCATCCTTGTTTGTAGCAAGCAATACGGTTTCTTTAACCTCAATCGTAACGCCGCTATCTCTTGGGTCAATATACGTTGCAACACAACAAAGGTTTTGTCCTGCATTGGAATCTCCTACGGTCGGTGGTGTAACGTTCTTTTGGACGTACAACTTAAAGTCAGGATTTCCAGTTGTGGGGCAATAATAGTCATTAAGAACACCGCCCGTTTCTGCCTCAACTGCCGTAATTCGTACCCAATGAAGGCCAGGCCAAAAATCATCGGTAGCCGAATAGTCGGTATTATTGGACGGGTCAAAGTAGTACCACACCACACTTGCAAACGAAGGATGGTAAAGCGTTTCGGTGCTTGTATCTACCGCTACGATTGTAGGCTTCAATTGCAAGGGAGTAGATTGACGGTCTGGGCTATACGCTCCCGTGTTCACGTAATACCATTGCTCTAAGGTGTCACTTGGCTGAATCGCAAACGAATCAGACAATGGCGTGAGCATTGTTTGGATTACGGTAGGTCTTGAGGTATTTAATCTTCTTCCCATAATTTGTTTAACTTATAATTTGATTATCTACTATTCTTGTAGTCTTGCCATCGTTTACGGAAACGGTGCAAGTGAATATTGCCTTGTTAGCGGATGACCACGTTTGAGGCATGTCATTGTTCGTCAGATGCAAATTTTTTATGCCTGTGACCAATCCCGCATGTTGCGCATCCCAAGATTCATCAGCAACGGTTTTCCCGCTTTCGCTTTCACGTGTCCAGTTCCAATATTCTGCGGCCACCTCGTTTGTTATATCGACGTTGCCATAGAATAAGTGTGGTGTTACCACCGTGTCAACGTTTCCACGTCTAAACGAATATCCTTTGCTTGAAACAAATTCAATCGTAAGGTTATCGTTACCGTCAACCAAACGCCAATAAGGACTGTTCCATTTTGGCTCGTAATATGTAGCCGCACCACCCGAAACGACAGGTTGGTGTTGCAGGCATTGCCAGCGGCCACCATTATGACGTACCTCGTGAATTTCGTATTGTTGAGTATCCTCGTTGTATTCGTTATAGAAATAGATACCTTGGCCTGGAGACGGATTGGCTACTTGGCTACCATCTACCCATTCACCGCAAAATACGGTTACTGGCACTGGCAATCCATCGCGGTCAACCTTGATATAATTCCCTACGACGACACCTTGCGCATAAAGCCAATCGGTATGTTCGCCTACTTGGTCTAAGATAGCCCTTACATCGGGATAGTTCTTTACAAATTCGGGCAATTCACCAATGGTAACGCCATAGTTTCCATTCTTTAGGATAGGACTATCAACGCCTGTGTATTTGACTACGCGGCCATCGGTAGTGCTTATCATAAACATACGCTGACGGCGAATAATCGAAGCCTTAATAGTTTCGTAATCTGGGTCTTCGGGGTCGGAATAGTCAACGCATCCCCAACGGGCAATAGTCATCAATTCGCATGGTGCAAAGTTTCGTCCTGCTGGAACATAATTATCACCATAAAGCACAACTTGGATTTGGTTTACTCCAAGGTTTACGTTGGTGTTGTGTGTGCCTATTACACGCATCCATGACGTGTAGTATTTGTTTTCACCATCAACCTCAACACTTGTGCTTTCGTAGTCGCTTACACCTGCTTGTTTGGCCGCTAACGTGTTGATGATACCTTTTACGACGTTGCCGTACATTTGTCCTGTCACATATCCTTGATACTTTTCTTTCAAAGTAAGGATATACGAAATACTGTGGTCGGTTTCGTCCTCGATAACATCAACCTTTTCTATTTGGTCATTATCGGTAAACAACGTATCACCCTCTTGTGCTTGCAAGCGGTTTACTATCAATTCGACAATTTCCAAGAAAGAACGTACACGTGCCGATTCAAATTCAGCGTTACCAAGGTTGTCAATACGCCACCCACGACCAGTATAAAGTCCTTCCTTGAATTGTGGACTTTGTATCTTATCATGGAAAATAACGCTACCTAATGCGTCTAATCCTTGTTGGAAAGTAATACGCCCTTGGCAAACATCATCTACAACCTTGCTTAACTTGCTGTTTATTTCCTGTATCAAGTTTTCGGAATAGTATTTTTGTAATTCCGACACTTGCACACGCATACGGCTTACGTCATCGGTTACTTGGCCTATTTGGTTAAGCACAATTTCTACGTCATCGGTAAGCGTGATGTCATATTGCGGCAAAGGCTTGTCACCATATTTAATAGTGATTTGCTTGATATACAACGCCATTTGTACGCCTGCATATTGGAAACGTACAATATTGTTGTTTTGTATTTGTTCGAGTATTCCTGTGTTTGTGGCAAAGAAATGCTCGTCGAATTTCAGCGGATAGTCATAGTAATGTACGTTATTCTCCAACATATATTCTTTCATCGTCTCATCAAGGCTTTGTTCTGCCGTTGTGATGTACGATGTAGGCAAAGAAATACCAAGGATAACGAATTTGTCACCATTAACGGGATAACGGTATTGATTCGGCATAAGAGTACCGAATGTGTCATTATCCTTTTGAACGATGATATCTATTGACCCAAGATTTGATTTCGGGAACTTTTCAAGGTCACGTTGTTCTCCGTCTGGCGCAAAATTGCCATCGGAATCATAGAAGTTGGCCTTGTATAATTCCCAATCCACTTGAACGGGGAAAGTACAACCCATGCACGAACCGCTGCGCATATTGATTTTCATTTCTTGCGTAACTGCAGCACATGCGTAAAGGTCAAAGTTTAATACGGGTAACTTTAACTTAAAGTATTCTTGCACATACTTGTCGTTGTCAATGTCATACGTATCATCCCATTCAGGTGTTGGGTCGGCATGTATTTGTAATATCTTGTGCGTTTCGTTGTACCACGATGACACAAGTGTAACATACACGAAATTACCCTTTATAACGCTATCCAACGTCGCCGTTGCTTGACCTGTGCGCCATTCCCAATGTCCTGCAGGTATAGATGCCGACGGCAAAGATTCTGCGGTTTCTGGTGTATAGTGGCACGTGTTATCGCGCATACTAACGATAAGTTGCATTTGCCAACCGTCAATGCCTTGGCCGCGCATCGTTGCAATACGAGTTTGCAAATAGTTATACCATTGCGTATAGGTGTAATATTCACCGTCCTCGTCGTATGGTGTTGCGCTAATGATAGCAGCCTCGCCCAATTGTGGATATTCTTTCTCGAATTGGTGTACCTCTACCGACGGTGCAAGTACGTTGATATTGTTAGGGTAAGCGTGTGTAGCATCGTCTATCGCATCGTAATAGTCCTTTATCTCAATGTCTGGGTCATAGCCCGTCGCATTTGGATTGACTTTCTTGTTTACCGTTTCCGAATAGATAGACGGCATAAGTGTTGTTCGCGTAAACGGATGCTTGATAAGTCGCACACGTTGGCCACCTACTATACCGTCATAGATAGGGTAGGAATTGACCGCATTTGGATTATTGTCAATAGTGTAATCCCATGATTGATTTCCCGTCCAAGGGATTTGTGGATAGCCATAAGGAATATTTCTATCGCTACCATAACCAACGATACGTGTAACGATTTTGTTGTTTCGTGGTGTGCGCGAATTATTCTTCAATCCAACACCCTTACCGAATTGGAAAATGAACGGCGTAGATGTCTTATGGCCTTGTTCGTCAATGGTGTATATTTCTTGGGTAGGGAGGCCGAATGTGATAAGGAAACGCTTTCCTTGCTCGTAACCAGTCTCGCCTTCCTTTATTGATGTAATAACGAATGGAACCTTCCACGTATCATAACCCGTTTTCAAGGCATTGCTTATGAATTGCTTATCAAAAGACAAAACCTCCTCGGGTATTTCGTTTTGCTTTTCTTGCGTGACCGTCGGTGACATGATAACAAGCCATTCGGTGCTTGTAAGGTTGGCGTTTAGTTTGGCAATATATTCCGAAAACGTACCAATCCAAGAAAACGTCTTGTTTTGCGAAAGATACTTTGCTTGTGATTGCTTAACGGCAATATCGGTAAACGGTATATTGCCAAGCATATACATGGGATGATAGAACGTAAACGAGTATTTGGTCATGCCCTTTAATTGGGTATTATCCGCAACCATACCCTCGCGTACAATTGTCGGTGGCGACACAAGTGTATATTTTACACCGTTCAAAACGATGTATTCTTGCATCGTCACCGCCAAAGTGTTGTCGATGTAATAAACGTCACCCGTCACCTTGTCACCAAGAGACATAACAACGCTATCCGACGTGGATTTCTTTAATTCCAAGCCGTGAAAAGCCGTACCGTCGGCGTTATATATGGGAAACGTTAAGTTACGTTCTAATGTATTTTGAGCCATCTTATCAATTTTACAAATGCAAAGATGCAACAAAGAATCGAGAAAACCAAAGAAGTCTTAAAAATTTTAGGAATTTTTGTTTTTTCAACGACCTTAACCTCTTGGTGGTTTATCATTTCGGTCAAAGAATCGCACTTTGCTATGTATTGTCTCAGTGAGTCACGTGCAAGGTGAAAATGTGCGATTGAATCAAGCAATTGTTTTTCATATTCACGGTTACGTGACACGGTTTCCTTTTCTTTGTGCCACGTTTCTTGCTTGATTACATTACCTTGAGCATCAACCGTCATAACGGTGGAATCGGACTTTTCGACCTTGGCATTTGTTTCTACTTTTTCCGTTTCCTTTACGTCCGTCTTGTGGGTTACATCAGTAGAGGCTTGCTTGACAATTTCGGTCTTTGCGGAATCAACCTTTACCTCAGTCTTTTCCTTTTCGTCTTTGATGACTTCTTTCTTTGTCGCGCAAGATGAGAAAATAAGAATAATAGCAATGATTATCAATGCCAACATGGGTTGTCCGCAACCGTTTCTATGCATCAAAGATTCTTGCATTATCCTTGCGTATAATTCATCATTATTCATAAACAAAATATCTTATAGTGTAACCAATATTAACTCCAACAAAAGTAAACGTAAAGTTTATCCAATCTGGCTTTCCTCCCCATTGGTAATCTTTAAATTCCAAAGAACCAGCAACACCAATACCTACGTATTCAGCACAATACCAATCATCTGCTCCAAGACCAACGGCAACACCCAACAACAGATGCTTTAGTCTATTACTATCTTTAATCCATTGCTAAATCTTTTTCATAATCTAAGTTATTGTTATGTAAACCTTTTCTCCTTTTCTCTTAGCAGGCAATAGATAGTCTTTCATTAGTTTGGTGAAAGTCTTTTGCGAATCTACCACTTTGCCTACGACCTTGTTAAGACCGACGAGCAAACAGCCTTCTGTGTCTGCCGAAGAATTTCCACAATGAATCAAAACACCATTAAATTGGGGTACATTCAGCAACCTTGGCAAATAGCCACCGCAAAGATTCTTATAGAACGTCTTGTTGCCGAAGCGGTTTGAGAAGACATTTTGTGTAATCTCATAGCGACCACATGGTATAGCCGTTTCGCCTTTCATTTTAGGCTTACCGTAGAAAAACCTATCTTGGTCTTCGATAGTGTCGCACACGTATTTGTCGTTAACATAAAGTTTGCCGATTGTGTACCCATTTCGTCTTGCTATGCGTTTAAGCAACAATTCCATTTTTCAAGCCTCCTTTTCCTTCTTTTTTTTATCCTTGTTTACAAGTGCTTCTATGCGTCTTCCGTTACGCGCGACATCTTTTTGCAGTTCAAGAATCTTGTCTTCAAGTTCGCTGATTCGTTTTCTTAATGTTATATTCTCCTTGCGTAGTTCCTCGTTTTCTTTGCGCAACAAGTCACGGTCTGCACGAATGAAGTTACAAGAGTTCTCCAAGTCTTCAATAGTGTGTTGATAGACTTTTTGCTGTGCCTCCCATCCTCCAGCTTCTGCTGTTGTTGCTTCTCCATCTGCTTTTTTCTTGTTGGACTTGTAGTAGATAAACCAACCACCACCAAGAAAGACGGTTACAAGCGTATTGATAATACTGTAAATTTCCATATCCGTAATCACCTCGCTTTCCTGTTAAGATAATCCAGTTTTGGCCTTGTTATCTACGATTTCGTCGCTACGGTTTACGCTAATGTTTTTTGCTTTATCCGCATTTTGTTGCATACCGTCCAAAGGAACAAGCGCACCACGTTCCTCGATGATACGCTCAACCTCGTCGGGTGCTGCATCTGGCGACTTTTCGATGACCGTTTTCATAGACAGCCATTGAGACTCCATAGACAAGTTCGTAATCTTGGTATTGTTGGTTTCCAATGACCAAGGCACGATTTCGGTTGCAATGTGAAGTTTTGAATATTTGTCAACACCATTGTTTTCAAGGTCAAGCCCCTCTTGGTGCAAATACACCATGTCATTGACAAACTTTTTCCAATCCTTTGCATTTTGGGTTGCCAAGGCATAGTCATTTGACATAGCAAGGGCAATACCATTACCGCCACTATTGGTAGTAGTGATGTCCTTTGGCGTGATGAACGATGTGGACGAGAACAATGAAATCTTTTCCTCCAAAGTCTTGAGGTAATCATTCATCGTCGTAGGTTCTGGGAATTTCAACACATCTGCAGATTGCTTGCCCCCCGTTGTATCGCTTGAAAGGTTGATAATCAACGTAGAACTATCGCGCTTGAATGAATCGGCATCCATTTCACCTGTAAACACAAGGGCAAATGTACCAAAACGTTTCAAGGCAATATTGTTGATGTTCGCCATAAGTTCCCACATTTCGCACGAACTTTGTGCGTATTCCCAAGCAACCGTTTCGCGTCGGTGCAAAAGCGGACAACGTGAAAAGCCGTGTACTTCGCTTTGAATATTCCACGTCTTGCCGTCATCGGATGGTGTGCAACGGTAATGGTTTTTGTTATCGTATGTATCAATAATCGTCTTGCCGTCAAGTTGATACACCAAAGAACGTGCAACTTCAAAACCGTATTCGTCATAGTTAGGTACGATTTGATAGCCGTCACGATAACTATACGTTGTTACGACCGTCTTTTCCGTTTCCTTGTCAAAACTAAACAAAAGGCCACAGTTACCAAGTTTCTTACAAATGCTGATAGCACGGGCGAGATACCAATCAAGATTGCGTTGTTCCCATTCGTCTTTAACGGTTTCAAACGGGTCTATACCGCCATTCTTGGCATCGTTCTTACCAAGGATAAACAACAACGGATTGGACGTAAGAGAACGGACATGAGCGGCGTGAATCAACTTTTGGAACGAGCACGTTTGGGTCATATCCATCATGCCAAAGTTCAACGGAGTACCGTCGATTTTAACTTTGATGTGAGGGATTGACTCGTTCAACAAAATGTGATGCAAGTCTGGCTTGTATTCCGTAATGTAGCGGTCTTGCGAAATAGGCGTGAGTTCAAGGTTCGCAAAGCCAGTATCAAGGATTGTGTTATTCAAGATAGGCTCACCCTCGTAACCATGAGGCACCATTTTGCCGCCACGTGTAAAAGGCTTCATTTTCACAAGCCGATTAGGGTCTTGGAGAAACCATTTTATGTCATGTAGTCTAATCATCGTTATATCGTACTTAAAATATTTAATATTTCACTTGCGTTACGTATCTTCTTACGGTGTATTCGTGGGTCAACATAGTTTTCATTCGTCACGTTAAGCATCGCCAACATATCCTCTGCTTGTAATTGCTTGCGGATTATTCCTGCATCCTCTTTAAGCATTTTATGGCAATCGTAGATACTACCACCACAAAGCAATATGACGTTATCGAAAAGGTCGGGTGACATACCCTTTAGCAACGAGTGCATATCCCCTTTGTTCATCATTATTATGCGGCCATTGGGCGTTTTCTTGAATTGGAATATACGGCTTTCAAACACCATGTGCTTTAAGTAAGTCGTACCGCCCTCGCGTTTCATATTCTTATGATTATATCGCGCATTGGCCAATTGCGGCTCGTAGTGAATCAAGCCCGATTGTATCATTTCCATTGCCACGTGTCCTGCCTCGTCTTTCAGCGTCCTAAATTGCGTCTTTCCGCGATTAGACGGCCTTCCTGCACCACTAAACAATATGGCACGTGGGAAACATTCTTTTAAGAAACCAAAACCTTGCACGTCGATAATCATTTCCTTTTCTTGTAGGTTGTGTTTATCGCGGAAATTCATTGCCATCATAACGGCCTCACGGTTGTTGTTATCCACCGAGTAGCGAATATCACGGCAAATCCACCCGTAATGTGACCACAATTCCCAATATTTGAAAGTAAGATTATCGAAACCAGTAGTGGCCATATCCATTGTCATGCGGCGTTTCAAAAGTTCGCTATCACGCGGAATGTCTTTAGGTCTAAACATTCTTTCAACGTCCATTTTTGAAAGTTCCACGTTCACAAGGTCATCAATATTTTCTTCATCGTCGTTAATCGAATAATTCCAATTGACTTGATAGGCAGATGCTGCGGTAGCACTATTAGCGGCCAAACCGCGATAACCTTTATTCTTGGATAGCATTTTCTTGTTATCGCGCACATCAAATGTAAAGAAAGCCATTGAAAGGATGAAATCCTCGTATGTCATATCTGGGTCAACGGCCAAAAGCGAATCTATATGGTCTTTGCACTTTTCGTATACCTCGCGTTTTGTCCTACCCCAAACACATTTGTCCTGGTCGCCATTCGGCATACAAAAGAACATAACAACACCGTCCATTGACTTGTCAACAGTACCGTCATCGTTAATCCAACCACCACCGTGCTCGCCCTTTCCACACATCTTACGCATGAAACATTCGCGCTCGGGGTTTTGTGCCAAATATACTTGTGCCTTGCCGCTTGAATCGCTACGCAAACGTGGGAAAAAAGCGGATATTGTGCGCCAAAGGAACTTATTGCACTCGTCAAAGATTAGTTTCTTTGCTTGCAAACCTTTGGTAATCTTATCAATAACAATAGGGTTCTCGTTGTCTAATTGTTGGAACTTTATCTCACTACCGTTGTAAAGTTTCATACCCATATCCGTTTGGTTACGGATAATTTCGCCTATCGGGTCATGCGGTTGTTTCTTTACGGAACGGTCAATAAGTGGGTACATTTTCTTTAGTGTGTCATTCACCTTACCTGCGCCCCAAAAGTCCGATACGTTACGCATAAAGCAAACTATCTTGGCGTTATCGTTCATAGCAAGGTGTTCTATTGGCGCGTAATACAAAGCAACCGTGTTGTGTGTCACTATATAGTCTTTCGTTACGTAAACATGGTCTTTGTTAGACACCATAATACATTGTTGTTCTACTTCTCCTTCATATTCAATAGACGTAATGCGTATATGGTCGTGCTTGTATTCACGATTCTTATTCTTATACTTTTCAAGATTTGCCTTGTAACGTGCGAGATGCTTTGCACTACTAAAGATAACATCGTTGGTTTGAATACACACATCCCACGCCACACCACTATTATATCTTGTTCTATTATCCTTTCTTGCAGTTACAATATACCCAAGACCTCTACAAAGTTCTACGAATGAATCTTTTAACTTTGTGCTTGAGGTAGAGAACGAATATCTATTCTTTTCTTCAACATTGCCATCACTATCCATCAAGCCCTTCAAAAGTTCCACTCGTTGCTCTATGGATGCAGTTAGGTATTCTTGTGGTATAAATCTTTCCCTTGAATATGTGTTTAGCCCAAAGTCATTTAGATGATTTATCAAAGAACGCACATTGTCGTTTTTGTGGATAAGATTACTATAATTAGAATCTTTGTGTATAGTATATGTTGCTTCAAGTTTGTGGGCTATCTTTTTTACAATATCCGCTTCGTCGTTGGATATGCAGAAATTCATATCGCCTTTGCAACCATCACCAATCCAAACACCAAGTATATAAGGGTCAATAGGTAGTTCTTTATTTACTCCATCGAATGCTCTCGCAATAGGAATATAGATGTTTTTTCCTTTAGAAATATAGTTGTCTATAATATCCCTTGTTTCTAAAACAAAGTTACTATCTTTGCCTTTTCTAAAGTTCTCAACTTGTTTTTCCGTTCTTACAAACCATAAATGATGTTCACCACAGCGTGTAGTACGCCCATCGCTTGTAGTAACACGATAAACAGGCTTTACGCCTTGTGGGAATATTCCTGTAACGATTGAAGGTTCTGTATTCAAGGGTGCAAACATTTCGTCACCAATACGAACATCGCCCATCTTAATCCACCCATGAGTGGTTAAAATAGGCTCGTCAACAGGTTGTTCTTTGCCTCCGCCAGTACCACCAGTAAAGCACACAATATCAGCGTTAGAACGGATTGCAAGTCTTTGATTGCCGTCCTCTAACGGAGCCAGTACTATGTCATTACGCCTTCTCGCCATACGCGAACCTATTTATATTATATACAACTTAAACTAAAAGAAATTTCTTGTTGCAAAGGTACACATTGTTTCAATGTTTTTTGACCACGTATTTGAAAAGTATTTGAAAAATGAGGATTTTCAAAGAGAAAACATAAATACACATTTTTTGAATATTATAAATTATAGTATCTTTGCTCCAAACATTTTGTTTATTTAAATTTTAAATAGTAGAAAACTATGACAAAAGAAGAGGCTTTACAGAAAGTAAACGACTATTGTAACGAGAAAAGTTACACCAACGCGACACTCACCGATGGTTTTAAAGACAAGTTTGCTGAACATCTCGCAAAGCGTTATCCCGACGCAGCAGCAGACGATGAAACGGCACTTGGCGACATGAAATTTGCGCTTAATTCCGCTTTTAGCGGTGCAAGCCTTATTATCACGGATAAGACCAAGGAATTTGAGACGAAAGAAAACGGCTACAAATCCCAAATCGCTGAGCTGGAAAAGAAAGTGCCAAAACCTAATCAAAAGCCCAACGAGGTTGTACTCCCTAAAGAGGTTCAAGACAAGTTGGATGCTTATGACAAGTTCATGGACAGTGAAAAGAAAACCACCAAGTTCAAGAACATCATGGAATTGGCCAAGAAAGGTATCCGACAAAATCTGCATGCGTCGTTTGAGAAATTTGCGACGGATTATGATGTTAAGTTGGATAAGGAAGACAAGGAGCAAGCCGACGCACTTGTGACGCGCTTTAAGGAAATCTTTAAAGATTCCATTGGCGACATTGCACCGTTGGCACCTCAACAAACGCAAAAGCGCGACGAGGACTTCATTGCTTCGCTAAAGAAAGTGAAAGTTCAATAACATCTTAAATAACAAAAAATTATGGTTACGAATCTCCAATACTTTTTCGAGACCGCTAAGAAACTTCGCGGCGGTCGTTGGGTGTGGGTTAAGGATAGCAACGGCGAAAACCGTAACAATATCCTCCTTGGCGGTACTATCGCTAACCCCAACAAGGAATTTGGCCATCTTTGGGCTGCACAACTTATGCAGTACACACCTGGCCAACCTATGCTGATTTTCCGCTCGTTTAAGTTGAAGGCCGATGCAGCAGCCAACGCTACCACTATCTACATTGATGGTGATGGTTATTCGGACGCACCCGAGGTAGGTCAATACCTTATGGTTGCCCCCGATGCTACCGAGGTTGTATCTATGGAGGCCGACACCGAAACAGGCGCTGTTACCGTTACTAAGACCACTTACACTGGTACTTACGCAAAGGTTACGGGCGTTACTTACGACGAAACAAACCAAAAGTTCGAGGTCACTCTTGAAAACAAACTTTCGACCGCTAAGATTGATGCAGGTACTATTCTTGTTGAGGCTGATAAGGCCAAAGACACCGAAAGCACTGGTTCTGCGCCTGTTCTTTGCCCGAAGCCCAACGTATTCAACGAGGCCGACCGTGATATGCTTCCCACCGAGGGTTATGGTTTCCAAAATGCTAATTATAGCGTTTCGGGTGTCTATAACAAGCAGGCGTGGATTGCTAAGATGCAACCGTTACCCAAGTACGTGCTTGCACTTAACAAGTCGCTTATTGACGGTATCTTCTGGATTTAATCATCGTCGCTATTATTAACACGTAATTAAAGAAAGGAAACAAGATATGGCAAATGCACTTAAATTCCACTTCACCCCTGATGAGGCCATCGAAAAACTTTATCAAAGGGGCTTTATGGATGGGGCTAATGCAGGCTTCCTCCAAACACTGATTGACTCTACCATCGAAATCGAGGAAAATGCGTTCTTCTGGCAAGAGCACTTCCGTGTCGAAGGTAACGAGTATGACATCGACCGTAACGACCTTAAAAAGAACCCTGCTTGGACGGTTAAGCAAGGCATCAGACGTACCGTGCCTATGGCCGACGCTATGGCTCCGCTGACCGAAACAATGCAACTTGAGGCTGAGGGTATGGAGGAAAAGACTGGCTCTATCTACCAATATGGTAAGGGCTTGTTTGAAACCTCTATGTCTAAGTTGGAACTCCAAGCACGTCTTCGCGAGCTGGGTGCCGACGAAAACCTTGTTGTCGGTTTTGTTCGTGGTGTCGCCGACCTTGTAAAGACGCACAACCTGCGCGTTTCGCACATGGCCGCTATGACACTTTCTCGCGGTGGTCAATACGGTAACACTATCAACGTCACAAACGTTGCTGGTGGCACTACTACCACACAAGGCTTTAGCGGTGTTGTCGCTAACCAAAGCGCATACATTCCCCTTGCCAACTACAAGAAGGCTGGTACTAAGGTATGGACAGCGGCTGATTGCGACATTCCCGAACAAATGCGTAAGATTGAGGCTGATTTCAAGGAGGCTAACTACATTCCCGACGGCACACCGTTCGAGTGGGATATTCCTTGGAACATCGTAGTGAATGTTCTCT